GAAGTAGCACTCGCTTTTCAAGCGGTTATTGATTGTGTTGAGCCTCTAAGGACTTGGATAGCTGCACAGTCGGCTCCTGTAACCGTACCTGTAGTAGAACCAGAACCTATCGTAGAACCAGAACCTGTAGTAGAACCAGAACCTGTAGTAGAACCGGAACCTATCGTAGAACCAGAACCTATCGTAGAACCAGAACCTGTAGTAGAACCAGAACCTGTAGTAGAATTGTAATCAGTAGTTGAAATATAGTAAAGTTATAGTAAATTAAGTTACCATGGAAGAACACATAACATTATCGTTCACTAAGAACGAAGCCCAAGTACTACTACAATTAATTGATATTTCAATTAAGTCTGGAGGTATTCAAGTAGCTAAAGCAGCAGTTATTCTATTCGATAAATTCGAAAGAGCAATTGCACCTCCTGTAAGTGAAGGTGAAGAAGGATGAATTTAGTAGTATAATTCTTTAAAAAATACCGTACAGTTGTACGGTATTTTTTTGTGTTTATATCAAGTCTCTCTTTGTCTGCAATACTTAACAGTCTGTTATATAAGTTTAAATAACCTTAAGCAGACAAAGAGATTCATTGAGCATTTAGGTGTTAATGATGTGATTGATACATAAAAAAGCCGAGAGATATCTCTCGGCTTTTAAGTGTTTACTTTAAGAACTTAGTACATTCCTAATAGCGCGAGCCGTCTAGCCTCTGGAGAGACACTGTCAAACCCATTGTAAGTTAAGGACTGAACAACAGTACCAGTTTGACAGACAAAGAACGAAGAAGAGTTATCTGTATATAATACACTCAAGGTAGCTCCCTGATACGCTCTATCTACTTTAAAGCTGGTACCACTAAACGCAGATAATGTTACAAATGCACCAGTACCAGTTACAGGACTAGTTAACGAGTTAAATAAGAGACCTCTTACTTGTTTAGCGCTTAGAGTTGCGCTATTTGGCGGACCAGTGCCAACGGTAAGTAGTTCAACAGTCTTAGGCGAACCATTGCCGGATATAGACCATGAAAGATTAGATGGAGTTTGTCCAAAAGCGGATAGAGCTTGATTGTTATATGAAATAAATGCCATACTATTATTTATGTCTTTTTGTACAAAATAATCAATTTATAGTTTGTTATAAAATGGGAAAGCCCATAGGAGATATCTCCTATGGGCTTTCTTAGTCTATTTGATTAGTTACCTATCAAAAGTAGACTGACTGATTGGATGGAGTGAACGCTTGACCTAAGCCCTGGATAATGATGACATGGTAGTAGAGTTCGGAACCGAATATGTTATTGACGACGCCATAACGGGTAAGCAAGCCTACACGTGGAGCGAAGTCATTCGGGCCGATGGTTCTTTGTACCATGATCGGAATGTAAGGACAGTAGATGATACCGGTGTCGTAGAACTCAGGACCTTTATAGCCTAGAAGAGCGTATTCTACAGAAGCAGAATATGCAGATCCATCAGCTTGTGAGGTGTATCCTTGAGTGCCATATTGAGTGGCGTTTTGTACTTCAGTACGTGTATCACGATAAACGCTAAACCGACCTCCGACAGAGCCAATCTTGGCGATGCCTACTGGCTGTGTTGAAACGTCACCCTGTACAGGTACCCACTGGAATTCAGGGAGCATCTCGAGGATAGCGCAAACACGAGGAGTAGCAACGATGAAGTTAGCAGCACCGCGACGGTTACGTACAGCGATTCTGTTTGCTTCAATGATTAACCGCTGATAGAAGTCTCTATTTCTCTCAACTAACCAACGACCGTCTGCAGAAGCTGGGTTCCAGAAGGAGTACCCTTGAGCACCTGGTGCATTAAGAGCTGATTGGACCATTCTCATGATCATTTCACGGTCGATTTCGGCCTGAATCTCATACGACATAGCGTTAGTGATTTCAGAATCGATATCGATACCATTCATGTTCTTAAGATCCTGTTCGAGCTCAACAGACCAACGGGCACCTAATCTACGAGTACCAGCTTCAACAGCTGTTTTCTCGAAGGTTACGTTAACCTGTGGGATGTTGTTTTGAATCTCAAAGTTCTTGAGGATTTCAGCAACACCTTGATCTTGTTGAGTGAAGGACCATGCAGCGTTACCAGAAAGTACACCCGAGGATGTACCAGTGAATCTGGTATCAACGTACTGGTAGCCTAGCTCTCTACCGTTAGCATTGCCAACAGTAGTGTGAGTGCCAAGAGCAGATGCGCCGCCGTCAATGCCACCGGTACCGAGACCAGCAGTATCGTACTTATAGCGTAAAGCGAAAGCAAGACCGACTGGGCCAGACATAGGCTGTACACCGACGATTTCATTGGAAATCAACTCTGGGAATGTACGACGTATCATTGGAATAAGGATCTTAGGCAAACGAGAGTCACCAGTTGCATAGGTATCGCTTGAAGTAATGCCCGCAGGGGCGTTACCAGCTGCAGCTCCTAAAGCAGAGGTGTTACCGGATTGCTCAAAGCACCATTTCTCTTGGTTCTCAAGAAGAATAGCGGTATTGAGACGAGTATTCTCGTTGTCAATTTCCTTGATTGAGTTTGACTTGAAATCAAGTACTGGAGCCCACTTCTCTAGAAGGGTCTCAGCTCTTGATCTATCAATAAATGACTGTGGTTTATTCATAAATTTATTTATTTTCCTTTTATTCGACCTTCATAGATTGAATCTATGTTACTCAGGTACCGAAGTACCTCATTATTAGGGTGAAAAATTATCTGTTACGCTGTAAAGCGTCTACGTAAGGGTTAATGGTTTTGGTGGTAGACTCTTGTAGATTGACGCGTGGTGCATCAGTTTTAACTACTCTACGACTAAAGGCTTCATCCTTAAGCTGTGAAATCTTTTCTTTTTCTTTCTTATCAAAAAGTCTGAGAGTGTAATCGAAGTTTTCTTCGATGAACTTAGGTGTCTTATCTCCTAGCACTTTCTTGATATACTCTTTCTTCTTATCAGGTAGATCTGAAGTCTTTTCTTCGAGAAGAAGATCAGCTTTGGTCTTGAGATAAGATTCTTTGAGAATTTTGTTTTCTTTCTCTAGCTTAGCTACTTGCTCGTTAAGAGTATCTAATTGAGTCTTACCGTCTTGTACTGCTTCTTTAACAGATTCTTTCATTAGAGCTGCGTCTACAGCAAGTACTTTACGTAGATTGGTAAGAACATTTAGTGCTGTCTTATTCTTAGTAGCTTCGACAATTGCGTCCTTAGGAATTGCTTCATCGATATACTCTTCTAAGTAATCAGAAATAGACTCTACTAAGGTATTTTTGAAGGTCTTGGCGTTCTTGTTGATCTCTTTCTCATACCGTTTGACAACGGTTGATAGCTTACGAGCGTTTGAGATATCTACTGCTTCAACTACCCGCTTTAGCTTTGAGGTATGATCTTTGTCAATAGCCTTCATTAGTTGTTGAAGCTTTTGTGAGTATAACTCATCTTGATCTACTAACGCAGTCTCAATAAGAAGAGCTGTCTTTTCTTGAAGAGCAGTCTCGATAGTATTTAAAGAGTCTTCAGTTAGAAGATCTTTAACTTGATCAGGTAAAATGTTTTTAACTTTCATGTGTTAGAATAAAGGTGTATCGAGCTGATTGTTGATTCGATTCTTGAGCTTTGACTCAATAGCGCTCTTTAAGTATTTATTAGCTGCTGCATAATTTTTTGAAGAAAGGGCAGAAATAAATTTATGTATACTATATATGTCTGTTGACACTGGCTTGCTTTGAGAAGAAACTTTCATATACAATATTTATAGCTTATTAATAAAATTCATAATTTGTTCTAATAAAAAGCTATCTACATCTTTTTTAGGTAGCTTGCTTAACGTCTTATCTAACACATCAAAGGCTTCTTCAAATTTACCATGATCGTTTAGTATCCATTGTTTAGACTCTAATACAGCTGATACAATAGCTTGAGGATATGACGGGTCAGCTACGCAGTCAACAGCGATTAGCTTTACATTTCTTACAATATTATGACCTCTCTGCTCTTCTAGTGTACCTAATGCACGAGACGACATACCTACTTTAACTCCATCATTAATTAATGACCTTACAATCTGTCCACACGGTGTAGTTAAGACCTTGGATTTACCGTAAAAGACATTATCTTTCTCATATAATTCTGTTACTATATGACACGCTCTTTCCAAATTAACATCAGCTGCAGCAGGGTGATTTAACTCTCCCATTGCTCTACCTGTTTTGACCATCTCTTCATTATATCGACTGACTTCATTACGAAGTTCATCAATAGGATAGATACGTTTATTCTTATTGATACCTTCAGCCATCATATATGGTCCCTTGATGTAAAGGTTAGACGGCGTATTACGATTAGTTTCTTCTACGATATACTCAAATGAATCCTCATGAGCAGTTTGACCAATTAGAAGATTAAGCTTTAATGACATATAGATTTATTTATGCTCATGTTAACTATTTCCTATTAATTAGTTCTTTCTCGGTTATTATCAAGAAGTTTAATCCTTTCTTCTTGCAATATTCCTGCGCACTAGTCCATTTAGCTTGATTTACAGCCCACATGTTTTGCTCGTATATTAAATGTTCTTTTTTTCTGTATTTGGTCTGTGGAGGCAGAGTCTGTTTATAAGGCTTTATCTCAACAAGGTATTTTTTCAAATTATTACCTTCTTTAATAACTACATAGTTGTCTACAAAGTATCTGTGTACCTTACCATCAATTGGTGATATGTAAGGTACAATTACAGACTCACTTGACCATTTTACTATATTAGGATTATAATCGCAAAACCTAAAGAATTTTAACTCTAACCCTGATCTATAGGTAGCAGTCGAACCTATAAACTTATCAGGGTTTCTAGGTCTATATACACCTTGTTTATATTTAGAACTCATATTTAGCCTACAAA